CAGTTGTAAAACTAAATGCTGGAGCAGCTGCTGTACCTAAAGAAACAGATTCAATTTGACCAGCAGAATCAATTCTTAATCGTTCAGATCCGCCGGTTGCAAAAGAAACTTGATTGACACCTGAATTAAAAATACCAGTATCTAAATCATCATTAAACGTGATACTAGGAACACTTGCGGTACCTGATGGAAAATTCCCACCAGCATCAACATAATCAGCACCAGCAAGAATAACGCCAAAAAAATCAGCACCAGTAGTTGGAGCAGATGCAAAAATAATATTGCTTCCACTTAAACGGAATCCTTCGCTACCGCTATCATCTGGACGTTGTACAACACCGCCAACAGAAATTAAACATTGTTGAGAATATAACGGAGCAGGAACAGGGGCAACACCATTAACTCTTAATGGAAAGCTAGTAGCTGAGTTATTAAAAGAGCCGCTAATATCGTCAATGTTTCGGTAGACAGGAAATGCTACCTGCAAATCATTGCCTAAGTATGCCACTGTTTTTATTCAGTCAATAATTGTTATTCTACTGGAGTTGTATTAGGGCCGGCAACAGGTGGTTCAACAGGCCACTTAATCTGCTTTGGGTTTAGATTTTTATAGGTTTGAGGAATGTCTCTTAGAATTTGTCGATACCTGGACCATTCACGTTGATCAACAGTTGCTCCTGTGATCATTGTCCAGTCACTATTTTTTAGTAAAAAATCACGCTTTAAACGTGCACCTTCCCAAGTGCTTGGTTGATCCTCTAGTAAATCAGCACAAAAAACAGTTTCCTTTAAAACCAAAAGCTGTTCATTAATTGCTTCTAGCTTTACTTCCAACTCAGACTTTAGTGCTTTTAATTCACTAACAAGAGAAAGAAGCTCTTGATTAACTGTTAGTCCCATGTTTACGGTGTCTGCTCTAGATAGCTAACAATCATATCTGCAGCAGAAGCCGTATCACATCGGGCTTGAAGTTTATCATTAGACTGCATAATGACTTTGTTGCCCAAGATTAACTCCAGGGTTGAACCCGCAGGTACTGGTGCGTTGCGAATAAGATACACATCATTGCCGGTACTGCTATCTAAATACACATCTACATTAACGCTGCTTCCTGTTTTATTGGATGCCATGATACTCAATAACACCAAGTTGGCAGTACCTCCGGCTGTAACAACTGTTGCAGTAGGATCAGTAATTGCAGCTGTAACCAAACTGGATTTGGTGTTATTTTTGAAAGTACTTGCCATGTCAACTTAAAGCAACAATAAGAGCAATGTTATCAGTGGTTTCAAATGTGCCGTTAACAGTTAAACTACCGGCAATCGAAACGTTCCCAGTAAAAGTTGCTGTACCCGATGAATCTATTGTAGCTCTAATAACGCCTCCCGTTACCAGGCTTAATTGGTCTGGCCCAGGGCTAATTAAGCCTGTATTAGGATCTGTTGCAAATTTAAGTGCGCAACTAGATAAATTGCCAGGAGACAATCCCATGTTGCTTCCATCCTGACGCAACAAAGGAAAGCCCCCTGGCGTGGCACCATCGTGAACAATGCAAATATTTTGTGAAGTATCAACAGTAACTTCAGCAATTGCTCCGGTAAAAACAGCATTTTCGCCTGTTGTGCCGCGCCTGAATTGTACTTGAGTTGCCATAATCTTATCCTAATGCAACTGCAACAGCAATAGCATAATCTTGAGTTGCAGCAATGCCTGTCTCATCAGGTATTGTAAAGGTTCGATCTGTTGTTGCGTTTGCTGCAGTCAAAATAATTTCATGAGCATCAACGCCAGATCCTTCAAATGTAATACCTGCAGCATCCAATACAATGCTATTAGCAGTACCTACTGACTTGATGTAAACAGCGTCAGACGTTAAGGATAACAAGCCAGCAATAGTTGTTGCTGTTCCTCCTAAAGCAACAGAGGTTGAACCAAGCGTAAACGAAGAGTTTTGGAGCTGACTGTTTGGAATTGCACTGGTTGCAAACTCTCCTGTACTGCTGTTGTAAGTTAAGCCTGAACCAACAGCAACACTGAAGTGTGCACGTGTTTCGCTAGCAGATGGACCAGTGTATGTAATGACACCAGTGCTGTTGTTATATACAAGTGAGCCATCACCACCACTGTCGGTAACACTGATAGCTAAACGAGAACGCGCATTGGTGTAATAAAGATTGGTGTTCTCGGGAACAATACTGGTATCTAAAGTTGTTGCAACAGCTTGGTTACTAACATTGCCAAGAAAAATTCGACCGCTGTTAAGGTTGGGAACTGCATTAGTACGACCTGGACCAAAGACAAGAACGCGACCATTAACAGCAACATCTGTAACCTTGCCCAAGTTTTGGATAAGGTTTCCTTCTCCACTTGGTGGCGTTGTCGTTAAAGCACCGGGAGTTGTGCCAACGTAGAGAGTTTGACCAACTGTATAAGTACTGGTATTAATTTGTTTTGCAATACCAATAGCAACAACACTGCCATTATTGTTATTAGGAATCTGCTCATAGGCCAAACCAATGGCAGGCATTTTGGCAGGATCGCTGGCATCTGCTGGCGCCACAGTGGGACGACCAGAGGCATAGCCTGTGATGTAGACCGGAGTGCCCCGAGGGATGGGTGAGCCACTCTCGTTGCGAACTAACTCAATAATGGTGGCAGCAGGACCAACGTCATAAGCAGGAGAGTTGCCAAGAGCAACAGCTGTTGTAACACCAAATGCATCAATAATATTGATAACACTATTGGTTAATGAGGAATTTGGAATGTTTGCTAAAGAGTATTGACCTGTGCTGCTGTTATACGTAATACCTGTTGCTGTAGATGCACTAAACAATCCACGAACAACAGAATCTGTAACCTGTGTAAAAGTAAAGGCGCCAGTAGTTGAGTTATAAGTTAAACTTCCAAGTCCCGTATTTGGTGCAGGACTAGTTGTTGATAACGAGATTGATCCACGTGCACGGGTATCTGTGTAGTAAAGATTAGTACCTTCTGTAAGATCAGTTGTAGTATTTCCTGCTAGATCAACTTTATCTGTTGGAGTATTAACCTCCTGGAATAAGCCATTGACCAGAGTTATTGGTTTGCGCGTTGCCATTTTAACTTAGTAAAATAGGAGGTTCTAATTGAATTGTTAATTCACTGGTTGATGCTGCTTCTCCAACACGCACAACATACTGACCAGCAGTAGATGGAGGTGTTGTTGTGATTGCTCCAGCACTAGCAGCCGATAAGAAGTAATGATCTCCAGCATCTAACCCTGTCATTGCTTCTATACCAGTTACTAAAACTTTAACAATTTCTCCTGCTCCTTTGCTGGTGTCAGCAAAACCAACAACATACGCTTGATCTAAAGTACCGCTAGCAATAGCTTTACCTACCAAACCATCGCTGGTGCGCATATACAACGCTTCTCCTTGAGAAACTGCTTCAAATGTAGTAGCGTTAAATCCTAAACGAAAAGGAGTAAAGGTAGGAAACCCATCTTTTAAATCAATTAATGCATCAACTAAACCACGATAGTTAGGTGCATACGGTGCGCGGGTCATCGTAAAACCATTGCCCTGCATTAAATCAACAAGAACTGCTAAGGCACCTTCAATGTTAGGTTCGTATCCGGTTGCCACGCTTTTGTTGAGCTTTAGGTTTATTCTAAATCGTTTAATCTGTTACTTTGTTAAATCCTTTAGAATAACTAGAAAAGACCATATGTAAATGACGCCTGAGGTAATTCTTGCAGCCATTACCGCAGGCTTGGCTGCATTCACCGGTTTATCCAAATCTTTATCAACCTTTAATGAGCGAATTAATGCCAGGTTTGAAAAGATTGAAAACAATTATGATCGTTTAGAAAACACAATCATTAGAGATTATGTTCTTAAACAAGATTTTCTCAGAGAAATGCAAGCTGTTCATCAAAAACTTGACCGGATCTGGGACCACATGATGAATCATAAAATTTAAACATTGTCCCAGTTAGCTGTTGTACCGTTATAAATATACAGACCTGGAGCAGATTTATCGTAGTGCAGTTGCCCATCAATTGGATTGCTTGGAAAACCACTAGCTGATGTAGACGCTACGGCTTTAGGTAACTGCCAGGTACTACCGTCATACACTTTAAAAATTTGCGTGCTTGTTGTATCTAACCAACTTTCCCCTTTTGAAAGAAGAGTGTAACCAGTAGGTACAGCATTAGGAGCAGTACTGCCAACATGGATTGGTCCTACCTTAATAAGGTTAGGTGTTCCAGCATTGTCACGAAAATACAGTCCAGGCTCTGTACTATTGAAATTAAGAGCTAGTTCTGCATCTCCTAAACGACTGGGAAACACCCTGTCATAAAGAAGACTAGAACGTAAACGTAGGATTTGAACTGCCATGTTTAGTTATTCAGATAAATGCCGCAATCAATTTGAGTAAAAGGAGGTGTTACTGGAACACCATTAATATATGTACCGCAGTCTAAAACATCTGGAGTCCGTGTTCCTGTAGTTGGATTGTAGTCCAGCGGTGTCCCATTAAGATAAGTACCGCAATCAATTTCACCAAAACGGAAATCAGAATTGTAATCTGTCAACGGTTGATCAAGCATACCAAACTTGGCAGTCTTGATTAAATCCATATCAATGTTGAGCATCTTTTGCATGACCGTCAACATTGTATTGGTTACATTCAAGGGAGTTCCTGTAAAACTAAACCGGTCACTATTAGGATTATTGGGATCGTATTGCGCATTACGTCGGATATTATCGGTTACAAGTTGCGTTACCAAATTGGGATCATAGTTGCCGACCTGTGTGGGTTGATTACGATCTCCACTAATGGATTTAGCCCCAGTCCAAGGCATCCCGTATCCCATCATTTGCAACCGTTCTGCTGATACCCGTAGCCTCTCATTTTCTTTTTCTAAACGCTTAAGGAAGATTTCAACGGACTCACCAGCTGGCGGATCATTAGGTTCAAGCAACCAAGTATTAATGTACTCGTGGGGTTTTAGGTTGGTAACAAGACAGTAACCATCTGTTGTTTGACTAAACGGATAGATAATAACAAAGTTGTTAGCATCAATAATCTGACTAACAATGTACTCGCCAGCAAGAGCATTTCCGCTTGTAAACTCAACATTAACGCGGGTATTTAAG